CAGCTTGTTGAGCATGGTCGGTGCAGGCGTCAAGCATGGAGGTGGCGGGATCGGTGATGCGGGTCGCTCACGTAATGTGCCGTGGAGCTTCTTTAGGAGCGCACCTAAATATCATACGGGAGGGATTATCGGCCTGGCTCCAAATGAAGTCCCAATCATTGCTGAAAAAGGTGAGGAAATGCTGACTGCAACCGACCCTCGACACAGTAAAAATATCGGCAAGGGAAGCAAGGGGCAGTCCGACCAGGTTACACGAGTCACTGTTAACAACATGATTGATGCCCCGTCTATCGCAAGTGCTCTGGAAGGGCCAGATGGAGATAGAGTATTCATGAATTTTATCAGGGCCAACAGGGCGGAAATTAAAAGCTTATAATGGGATAAATGCTAACAGGAGCATGATTTTGATTAATTCAGCAAATTCTAATAATGTGGAAATTTGGCATGGGTTCTGGGTAGAACTCCCATCAGCCAATGAAACCCCGATAGACCCTGAAACATGCAGGAACGAGGAAATCTTAACGTCTGACGACCCTAGGCATTACTCACATAAGCTTGAGGCGGCAATGAAAGAACTAGGGTTTACCCTCAAATAAAGCTAAACGTGATAATATATTTCTACTGACTAATAAGAATAAAAACAATGACAGTAGCTATATCCAACTATGCCACTGGTGCCGAGTGGCTCACATCTTTATGTGCTGATATTTTGCCGTCAAACAACTGGACGGTAGTTCGAGATACTTTTTCTGAAAAAGTTTTCGGATTACCTGGCGGCGCTGGGTTTGTTGCATTTGTCATCGGTGCTGGGGTTGTGGAGATTCAGGCATTCCCTATTTTCGATCCTGACCAACCTGTTGGCGCCCAGGCTGGTAGGTTTACCTATGCGTACTCGCCGTTCCTGCCTCGCTTTGTCCTGCCTGCAGGGCCGGTGAAGGTGTGGACGTTGGTGAATTCACGCCGGTTGTGTGGAGTCATTAAGTCGGGGGCTTCGTACTACTCGTTTTATGCAGGGCTAATTCTGCCTTTCGGGTCGAACAAGGTGTATCCGTTTCCGTGCTTCATCGGCGGGTCTGGGGAGCTGGGAGGCTCGAAGGAGTCGGCGTATCCGTTCATGTCGGGTGGTAATCAGTATTGCCCCAAGGTCTGCTTGCCGACCGGCGTGTGGCAGATCGTGGGTGGAAACTCTGGAGGTAACAGCTCGTTCACGAACGATTTTCCGTACTCGTATTCCTATGCCTTCGTACATCCATTTGATGGGAAATACCATCGTTTGAGGTCGAAGATTGATGGCGGCGCTGTTGTATATCCCAGCCTGGTTGTCAGCTCTGGACGTTCCTCGGATACAGATGTGCTGAATGCTGATGATGGGCAGTGGCTCGGGTACTTGGACGGTGTGTTTGCTATCCCTCAGGGGCGTGCGGCTGAGTCTTTGATTGCGGTTGACGGTGTTGATTATCTGGTCGTGCCGAACGTCAACAAGTCCTCTGAGACATACGGGTTGAGGTTGTCATGAAGCACTACTCATCTCGCTATACCTCGGCGGACGACCTGGTTGCTGTCATTAAGCAACGTCTTGAGATCGAGGGCTGGACTGTAAACCTGTACGGCGGATTTGATGATCCGCGCATTGGAATCCAGTTGATGATCTCCAGGGGCGATGCCTTCTTTTGCTTGCGAAGCTTTGGTGAGTCGAGCCCTTACGTTGATTACTACAGTGCAAGCAGCATTGGTCAGCACGGCGTGATCGTCTCGGCTGCCAGCGGGTATAGCGATAGTGCGGGGTTTGTAACTCAGCCTGGGTTCCAGTCCTCACCGAAATGCTTTGTCGAATCTGGAGAAGGCGCTGGTGTTTGCCACTTCTTCATCTCAGACGACCTGGTGATGTTTGTGACAGAGCGCGCGGGTGGTCTGTATTCATCCCTCTCTTTTGGCGTACTGCCAGTGCTGTCTCCGGGCTCGGGTGGGCAGTTTGTGACGTCGACAGAGAGTTTCCTGAGCAATCAAAAACAGCCCCTTTTTGCCAATTCATACGCAACGTTTGGCGTCAGGCTTGCGCACGCTGAGTGGAGTGGCTGGGATGTTGGTGGTCGTACCTGGGGGCCGCTTCGCCCCATCAGTCAGGGAACGCTTATCGGTGTACCGCATTTTCATCAAAACGGAGCCAGCTACGGCAATGTTGGCACGGTCTTACGCGCCAGGGGCCTTGCCGGTGGCCTGGATGGACTGATCCCGATCACACTGTTTACTGAGTTCAGTGGTGGCTTTGCTCCATATGCTGAACTGTCAGAGTTATTCCTAGTGCCCATGGATTCTTTTGAGCCTGGCTCGGTGTATGAGCTTGGATCGCATCGATTCATGATCTTCCCGCAGTACGTGAAGGCGTTCCCTGCTGACAGGAACTACCCACACTTCAATCTCGGCATCGCAGTGCTGCTGGAGTCCGCCGCATGAACCAGGTCGCAAAAAGCTTCGGCACGTTCTTCTTCGATAATGTCTTCCTGACACCACCCGCTATCGACGCCGGAGTGGTTGTGCCGGGTGCTGAATTAGGATTTGAGCTCTGGCACTCATTCACCGATGCGAAAGCCCTTGCCGGTGTCACTCAATCGGGTGCTTTTGGTGTCGAGCTTAACGGCATCACGTCGGGGACTCTGTACTCATTCACGTCGATTCCTTACGTCGTTTCTCTTGGCCAAGCGAGTGCGGTGATCGACTACAAGGCCAGCTTCGACTTCGGGACTGGGTCTGCGTACACCTTCAGCCTGAGCGCTTCAATGGCTTTGGTAATGCCGGAGCGCATCGACTGGTCGACGCAGCCGGAAATGAGCATCCAATACCTAACGGAAGTAATCGAAGCGTTTGATGGCACAGAGCAACGCATTGCCCTGCGTGATACGCCTCGAATGTCTCTTAGCTACCTGTACAGCATGACTGACGAGCAGCAGTACCTGTTTGATAACAAGCTGGCTACGGCCACTGGAACCATGCTCGTCCCACTGTGGCCATTACAGTGCCGGTTGTCTCGGGGCATCTCGCCTGGTGATACTCGCATTGACCTGATCGAAGTGTCAGCACACCTAGCGAGCTCAGAGACCATCCTGGTATCGGAATATGATCGACATGAAATCTTGTCCGTGGAGTCGGTGGCTGGGCAGGCGGTAACTCTAAAAAGCATGGCTAAGAATGACTTCTCAGAGTCAGCAATCGTAGTCCCGTTGCGCATTGCATGCCCGGCTGACGAGTCGAATTCCACGTCGCTCCTGCGGGGCTTCGATCAGCACACGATCACATACGATCTCGACGAAACGCAAATCCAGAAGCCAGCCACCGTCGACGACTTCGAGCGCCTGAACGCCCGACCAATCTTCCAGTTCAGACCGGATCGCTCCAAGGATGTCACGACTCAGTACAACCGCCTGCGCGAGACCCTTGACCCTCTGATCGGAGCACGCAGCATCTACGACCGCGCCAGGGGGGCGGTGAAAGTCTTTGGGCAAACCTTTACCTTCTTCACCGAAGCTGAACGTCAGCGATTCGAAGACTTCGCAGAGCTCATGAATGGGGCTCAGGGCGAGTTTTACATTGAAGGCCCAGGCCAAGCGTTTGAACTCAGCGAAGATATCGTCGTCCCAACGTACAAATTCAAAATTAAAAGTAGCGGATACACTAACTTCGCCAACAGCAACTCGCTAGCCCCAATCGCGGCAATAAAACTGTACAATGGAACTACTATTTACAGAACAATCCTGAACGCCACTGGCAACGCTGACGGCACAGAAACAATCACTACAAAAGAAACCACTGCCGCACTGAAAACAACCGACATCGAAACAATCGTACCGCTATATATTGCCAGGTTTGACTCAGATGAATTTCGCTACATCTTCGACACTAGCGAAGTGTCGACTATAACTAAAAACATAAGACAACTACTCTATGCTGACTCTGCAATCGATACAAAAGGCACTATCACTATCTAGGCCCATCGAGCTATTTTTGTTCGAGCACGGCACGGAAAAGTACGCCTATACCAGCGGCAGTAAGCAACACCTCCATACCGATGGCCTGGTCTACAAACCCCTCAGCCTCAAGCGCGGCAAAGTCCAGCGAACAGCCGAGGACTACAAGAATCAGCTAACCCTCGACATGCCTGGCGATTCCCCAGTCCCGCTGCTTTTCCGCAGCCATTTGCCATCAAGCCACGTCACGCTCAAGGTCTTCCAAACACAGCGCGACCTCCAAGGAGAGTCGATCAACATCTTCGCGGGCGAAGTCACGAGCGTTACTTGGAACAACAGCATCGCAAGCCTTGCATGCAATCCTGTCTCCCGCTCACTGACAAGGCAGGTGCTCCGCTGCGGCTACCAAAGCCAATGCAACCATCATTTATACGACACACGCTGCGGGCTTCAGATTCAGGACTGGCAAGAAGACACGAAGGTCATAGCAATCGAAGACAACGGCTTCACTGTAGAAGTAGCCAGCAAGGCCCACGAGGACGACTACTACATCACAGGTTTGTTATCAAAAAACGGAAGTGATTTCCGCATGATTACATCCTGTTCTGGTAATGCATTTAAGCTGATGTCTCCGATTGACGGATTGAAAGTTGGGGATGCCATCCAGGTTGCCAAAGGGTGTGATCACTCGGCTGCAGCGTGCCACTCGTTCGGTAACTTCGATAACTTCCTGGGCTTTTTGACGATACCGGCTGATAACCCGTTTCAAGTTTACTAATTACATACCCATAAGAATAATAAGAAGGTAAGCATGGTTTACTTCATGATGGCGATGTTCGTCTTATCGATGATCATGGTCGCAAGGATGCAGCCTAAAACCGAAAAGCCGACAGCTGCAGGTCTTGAGGACTTCAGTTTCCCGTCTGCCGCAGAGCGTCCGATTCAGGTTCTGGCAGGTACTCGAAGGATCTCTGGGCCGAACGTCCTGTGGTATGGAGACCTGCGTACCACTGCGATCAAGACCGTGACTAAAGGGATGTTCAGCTCGAAAAAGACCGTCACTGGCTACCGCTATTACATGGGTGTCCAGCTCGGAATTTGCCACGGCCCTGATGTCCAGCTCCGTGAGATCAAGTTCGGTGACGACGTGGCGTGGTCTGGACTAAGCACTGGTGGCCCGATCCAGATCGACAAGCCTGCTCTCTTCGGTGGTGACACGAACGGTTCTGGTGGAATCTCCGGAACGATGAGGTTTTATCCAGGTGCTTTGACGCAAACCGCGAACGAGTACCTGGTTGGCAAGGTTGGCTCAGATCTCGTGTCTGCGATACGTGGTGTTAGCTACTGCGTGATGGAAGGCATGTACATTGGGAACTCGTCGAGCCCGCAAGCAACCAGCTTCGTCGTGTCACGATTTCCGAAATCCCCCGATGATCGCTTCACTGACTACGAGCAAATTGGCCTAGACGCAAACCCAGCATTTTTCATGTACGAGATGATCACGCATGGGCTTTACGGAGCCGACCTGGGCTACTCGTCTATCGACCTCGACTCATTCACCTCGGCTGCGAAGACACTTTTCGATGAAGGTCTGGGCATCTCAGCAGTCATTGACTCATCGACAACTGCAGGCGACGTGATCAATGACATC